AAAATAATGCTGAAGCATCCGGACCCTATCGGAAAATAATAAATATGATATCACCGCTTCATTGTCTGGATAAGACGAAACACGGACATCCAAGACATCCGTTATATATACGGGCAAACACAAAACCGATAAGGATGTGAAAATGATACCTGAAGCGGCAAGGAAGTATATATATCACGAGGAAAAGGATATCGTTTTACTTCACGGGGATTGTCGCGAAGTGATGGCGGAAATGGAACCAGCTAGCATTGACACTATCATCAGTGATCCGCCGTATGGCTTGGAGTTCATGGGGAAGGAATGGGACAAAGCAGTTCCTGGCACTGACTTTTGGAAGCCAGCCCTTGAGGTCTGCAAGCCAGGGGCGATGCTGATGGCATTCGGGGGAACCAGATTATATCATCGTATGACGTGCGCGATTGAGGATGCTGGCTGGGAAATAAGAGATTGTCTCATGTGGTTGTATGGTTCAGGCTTTCCGAAATCCCATGATATCAGCAAGGCGATAGATAAGGCGGCAGGGGCTGAACGGGAAGTGGTGGGCGTTAAAGAGACTGGCAAAGACATCCCTTCTGGGAAAGGAACGATGCAATTATCAAAAAATACATATGAAAAAGAAGGAAAAACAGTTTTTAACATTACTGCACCAGCAACCGAACCAGCCAAACAATGGAACGGCTGGGGAACGGCATTAAAACCAGCATGGGAACCGATAGTGCTTGCTATGAAGCCGCTTGACGGAACGTTCGCTGAAAATGCGTTGAAGCATGGTGTCGCTGGTTTAAATATTGACGGGGGACGGATAAAAGGGTTACCGTGGAAATGGGGAACAATGACTAACATCAAGGGTGGTGGATATGGTTCTAAAAGACCATCGGATGGTCATGTTGCCGCCAAAAATATAGAAAGTAATCCAAAAGGCCGTTGGCCAGCAAATCTAATACTTGATGAAGATACAGCTGTTATGCTTGATGAACAAAGCGGAAATGTGGGAGGTAAATGGGGCAAGCAAGGAAAAAATCAACCAAAAGAAAATAAATCTCAAGTACCACCTTCTACTAATGAACAGATGATAGATAATGAGAAATTTATTGGCGATTCCGGCGGAGCTTCCCGTTTTTTCTATATAGCCAAGCCGTCAAGGTCTGACAGGGGCAATCGTGATGATGTGGAAATGCCCCTTTTTGATGCCGTGGAAAAAGGTTTTAATAATAATCATCCCACTGTTAAACCAACACTGTTAATTCAACGGCTTATCGAATTATATATGTATCTTGTAAAATTGACAGCGACACCGACTGGCGGAATTATCCTTGATCCTTTCGGCGGTTCAGGGACAACCGCAGTCACGGCCAAACAATTAGGCCGGAAATGCATCATTATCGAAATTGAATCCAAGTATCTTGACATTACCATTGAACGTTTGCGCCAGGGCGTGCTTCTATAAAATGACGCCGAAAACAGACATTGAATTCCTTCAGGATCTAGTCAATCAAAAGCCCACTGACGAAAGCGCAAAAACCGTCATTGATGCTATCCACAACAAAAGGATCATGCCGCCTGGGACGCCATTGCCAGGGCTGGTAGATGTTTACCGGACACCGTATCTATTAGAGATCATGGAAAACATGTCGCCGACAAGCTCCGTCAGGCGCACAACGATCATGAAGTCGGTTCAATCAGCCGTGACGTGGGCGGCTGAAAACGTCATCGGTGCATGGTGTAAGAACTGGCCGACAAAGGTGTTGTATCTTACGGCCACTGACAAAGCATTACAGAAATGGACAAAACGAGTTGAAGCGCTGATCACTTCTATCGGGCTTCGTGACAAAATTGTATCGACGATACCGAATACAAAAACCAGAACGACAGGGGATAAGGCGCTTTCGAAAACCTTTGCTGGCGGTGGCGCGCTGGAAATGGGATCGCTTCAGTCGCCTTCGGATCTGGCGTCGGATTCGATTCAGGTGGCCATAGCGGATGAAATCGACAGGGCGCCGGAACAGCTGAAGTCCGGTGAAGGAAACTTCATGCGAGTTCTGGCCGGACGTCTGGAAGCCTTTCTATGGAAGGCGAAGTTACTGGCCTTTTCCACTCCGACGACATGGGAAGCGTCTTTGATCTGGAAAGAATACCAGCTAGGAGATCAGCGCGAATATTTCGTCCCGTGTAAGCATTGCGGACATCTGTTCTATATGGAATTTAAACATCTGGTTCCGGCATATGGCAAAGACAAGTTGCTTGATCATGCGTGGCTGAAATGTCCTAAGTGTGGCGGCAAGCACATGAATTCAGACAAGACATGGATGCTTGATCCTAAGAACGGCGCAGAATGGCGACCGACTGCGCTTCCATCGATGAAGAATCATCGGTCATATCACATATCGAAGATGATGGTCCCTGTCGGACTTGCGACATGGACGAATGTTTATCAGGAATATATCAACGCCAAAGAGTCGAATGACATGGCGGCATTCTATAATCTTCAGTTGGGTTTACCATTTAAGGAAGCTGGCAGTCGTCCGAAGTGGGAAACCGTGGACGAATTCAGGGGGGGATATAGCGAACGCGAAATTCCTGATGGTGTTTTAATGCTGACATTCGGAATGGATGTCCAGCAAGGAAGCAAGACGGATCTAAGTAAACCGCCGCGGCTGGAACTGGAAGTCATAGGTCATGGAAGTAATTTTCGAACGTGGGGTATCGAATATAAAGTGTTTGTTGATCCTGACTGGCCGAACGGACCAGGCATAAAAGATCCTTCGTCCGGAGCATGGCAGACGTTTGTTGAATGGGCTTCAGAGCAATTCGAATATAAACGATCGGATGGTCGAATATTTACGCCAGTTATAGGCTTTATAGATTCGAAGGATGGCGTCACCATGGACACCGTTTATCAGTTCTGTCAGCGGCCAGACGTGCCGGACTGGGTTTATCCGATCAAGGGCTTCGGGTTCTTCAAGAAGAATAAGGACGTGCTGGGCGACGAAGCCACGGATCGGAACATGATGAAGTATCGCCCAGGAAAGAACGTCAGATCCGGCGACGTCGTTTATTATGATATTGCGACGAACCATTATAAGAAGCACATATATCGGAATCTGAAGATCAAGCGCGAAACAGATCCGACGAAAGAACAGCGAATGGGCTTCTGTGATTTTCCCGTCGGCATGGGTTATGATGCTCATTATTTTAAAATGCTGACCGCTGAAGAAATGTACGCGGACGGATCGTTCCATAAAGGAAGTTATTCGAACGAAGCGCTGGACTGTCGTGTCTATGGACTGTGCGCCGCCGATGTCTGGCTTGATATACAGGTTGCTTTCGAACGCGAACGGATCAGGGCGGCGGCGGCAAAGGTCGGCGGCAAGATAGACATGCTTCAGCTTCAGGCCGTGAACCGCATGTGGATATTAAAGAAGCTGGAAAAGGAAACCGCAAGGAAATAAAAAAGGGCGACCGGATGATCGCCCTTGATATCTAGCAGTTCACTTTATGTCGTTATTAAGTGAGCATGATAATCACCTTCCTTTCGTTTTTGCGTTTCAACCTTAACGGTACATTAAATCGAAAACTATTATCACATCCTTTCATATATAGAATTGTATCACGGCTGATGCCGCGTGTCAAGATTTACGCTTAACATTTTAGCAAGTCTTTTAATGTAATCATCAACGAAATTAGAAAACGAAACGCGCTGGCATCGTTGTCGTTCTTCTTTTAGGATTTCAGCCCATGGTCCTTGCATTGAATATTGTCGTTGAATCTCCATGGCAATATATTCTTCGCGGCATTGAAGTATTGCAAGTAATCCAGCGTCAAGGTCGGCTTTCATGGTGACTGTGATGTCCATATTAACCTTCCTTCGGATTCATCGCCGCGTTGATTTTAGCGACGCAATCCTTGCAGATTGTTCCTTGATTCAGTGCGCCAGCTTCGGAACCGCCGACTGTATGGCGGATCGTCAGCACTCGCGATCGCCGCTGGATAGTCCGGCGACAATTGACGCATTTCCTTTCGCGCAAGCATAGTTCTATTTTTGCGTATTTTGGCATTGTTTATTTGTCCTTCCTTTCTTTGGCAATTCAGCCCTATGTGCGAAATCTATTCTGACAAGTTCAATTTCGCCGCGCTTGAACTCGCTGTATGAGCAGGGGAAAGGCTCTAAGCTATCTGATATAGCCCCCGATGCTCCTTGTACTTCTTAACAAAGTGGATTGCCTTTGAAATTCCGGCATTGTATGCCCTATCTTCGGATGATGAGCCGAGGCTACCATTTGCAGTTATCTCAGTTTCCAACCCCTTAAAGGTCTTATCCCAGTATTCCTTGTCAATCTTGCAATCTTCCATCTACCGTCCCTCCCTTAATCTTAATTTAAAGGCCCAAGCCCTCGTCCCTGCCCCCATTAGAAGCTCCCCATTTTACTTAAAGGTACATTGTCACCATCAAGAGCATATAGCACAGACTGGAGAGCATCTACTCTACCGATAGCCTTTATCCCCTCTGCTCATGATGGTGGATTATGAGACCCCGCTAGTCCGCAAAGCTCTCTTTAATGTCTCTCTTCCTCAATATCACTGACTCGGTCATATAAGTATAGTCCATCAAGTGCAAGGCACCAAAGAGTGCCTCTTGCTCTGTCCACTTAGCCTTGTCCTCCAATGTGTAGTGGTTGGTTGTCTGCTCCTTAAGGTCGTCATAGCATACCAATTTAACCGTACCGTCATTATCCCTTACCTCACCATTTAACACCGCCTCGCCTCTGGACATCCGGATTGCGTAATATTCATAGCTGGTTATCATGTTAGTTGTCCTCCCTTATTTCATCGCTGTAATTAGCATATATCTGATCCGCATAATAGCAGTGTTGCTCATAAGCATCATCGCTATGTGCCTGATCTTCGGGTGTTTCATAACTTTCGCTGTCCCAATTGCCATAACCCTGCCCTGATAATACTGTGATTGGCGCTCCTTCGCGCTGGTTAAATTCATCGGCGGATATACAATATGATGTATCCTCTGTGATGTAGGGCTTACCATCGCTATCAATCCTCAGATGTATATAATTTGTGAATTTCATCAATTGTACATCATATGCCTGTAAGGCTATCATCAGCTCATCTTTGTTTACTATTTTTTTCATTGTTAGTTGTCCTCCTTATTTTTTTATTTATGTTTTTGTTCTTCATCTTGATTAAATCATAACACAACATTATATTATTTGTCAAGTGGTTAGGTAAAAAAAGAACGTAATAAAAACAGGCACTTACAAATTAATTTAAAATAAAAGTTTGACAAAACGCGGATTTTTCATTATTATTCAGCATGAGTTGCTTAACGTCGGAGCGTAAAGCAGAACTTCAGACACGCCTTGAAAAAAAACAAGCACAGCTAGACGCGCTTAACGATGCGATCGACAAGGGCGTTCTTTATATTGAGTCAGCGGCGCTTGATACTGGTGAAGGATCACAGCGCATGAAATACCGGAGCGCTGAAGACTTATACAAGGCCGCTGAATTTCTTGAACAGCAAATCGATCGGCTGAATCATCTTATAAATGGAACAGGATTAGTCACAGGAAAATTAAGGCGGAAGAACGATGGCTAACCGTCCATCACGTTCAGAGATCTTCGCACGCGATATGATACAGGCAATAAAAAATCGCGGCATAGAAATCAAAGATGAAGCACTTAAATCAGCATTACATCAGGCCGATATAAAAAGTCGTGACGCACATCCAGTCGCTTATCATGGCGGCGGCATGACTTACGGCGGTGGATATCGAAGCGGCGGTGCTTCGTGGCCATATGGTTTATCGAATCACGGTCGCTCGCGCGTCATCAATCATAGCCGGATGCGTCTTAATGCAAGGGATGCTTATCACGACAGTCCGCAAGCAAGGGCGATTGTCGATCGCTTCGCAGATACCGTCGCTGGAACAGGTTTAATTCGCGAAAGCAGTCCGCGTGCTGATGTTCTCGGAATCTCACTTGAACAGGCTAAAGAGTGGGGACGCGATGTCGATGCAAGGTTCGATCTTTGGGCGCGCGATAAAAAACAACATCGATCTGAAACGATGACGTTTTATCAAAAGCAACATTTATATCAAGTGTTCCAGCATCGCGATAATGATATTTTTTTAAGGCTGTATTATTCCACGGATAAAAAACTTCAGAATCCTTTGCAGTGGGAATTCGTCGATCCAGATCAGATCACTGGCGTCGGCTTTTCTGGAACCTATGGTGAATATTTCGAAAACACTTATGATGGAATAGAACGTGATGAGCGTGGAAGGGAAAGAACATATAACATTTACGCGCGAGACAAGCAAGGCACATTTAAACTAGTGAAGATACCGCGCAAGGGAGAGAAGTCGAAGCGTCTTTTCATGCTTCATGGATATAAACCGGAATACGCCGGACAGGGACGCGGATATTCACGGATAGGTTTCGCGCTTCAAGCGCTTGAAAATATCACGGACTTTTCTTCAGCGCAAATAACGAAGGCGATTCTTCAGGCGTCCGTCGTGGCCATGATGGAAAACAAAGATCTTGATCCGTCGAACGTGATGGAACAGGTTCTTTCAACTTTCGGCCAAGGTCCAGCCGCAAAGAAGTTCGGCAGTAATCCAGAAACAGAACAAACAAGCGCTATCGCAGGTGATGAACCAACACGTTGTTATCAGTTGCCGGAAGCGACGTTCGAAACACCAGGCGTATTCGTAATGAATGCAAAGCGCGGTGATTCGCTGAAGCCTTTCGCCGGAAACGCGCCAGCCGATTCCTTTGATAAATTCGTCGATGCCTTAATGTATTATTTGAGCGCGGCATCCGGAATCCCATTAGAAGTTGTCCTGATGCGCTTCAGCAATAATTATTCGGCATCACGCGCAACATTGATATTGTTCTGGCGTGTCGCTATGCAATGGCGGCAAGAATGGGCGGATGATGCTGGTGATCCTATTTTTGAAATGTGGCTGGCCGGAGAAATCGCGGCTGGACGTATCAGGGCGTTCGGCTGGTCAGATCCGATTCTTCGTGCCGCATGGCTTCATGGCAACTGGCGCGGCGCTCCGATGCCTGACATCGATCCTTCACGTACCGCAAAGGCCAGACGGGAGAATCTAAGCATGGGATTGACTACAGGCGCACGCGAAGCAAGGGATCTGAACGGAAGTGAATTCGATGCTAATAAAGCACAGCTTGAATATGAATATGATGACATCGTTCCGCCGCCATGGAAGAAACCTAACGGTCAGGGCGGCGATGGCAATCCGGACAATATGGCGCAAGCCGTAATAGATGAAATCGAATCAAGACGGGAGGATATATAATGCCAACACCAGCGTTTGTATCAGTAACGAAAGGACAGGCCGTTGTAATTGCGACGAATGTCACGCAAGGTCAAGTTCATAAGATATCACCGAATAGAACAGGAATCTTTTTAAGCACGTATGTTCCTACAGGAGATCCAGCGCCAGTTGAAGCTGATTTCCGCGGCGGCCGTATTTTCATTAACAGCGATACAGAATTCATAAATGCTAACGAAGCAATAGATGTTTATTTATGGCTTCAAGGCGATGAAGATGGCGAAGTAAGGATTGACGTATGATAGGGAATAAACCGACAGGCGAACCGAAGATTGATGATGTTACAACGCTTGGATTACTTGGCGAATCAAATTCGCTGGCATATCGTGTTCACGAAATAGAACGCCATTTTCATGGCCGCGAATGTTGGCGTGGTAAACTTGCTGTACAGACTGGCACTAATTGGGCTGATGATAATATTGATACGCCTTTTCGTGCTATATCAGGTGCTAATGACTGGGGCGGTGATCTTAATGATGAAGCGCAAGTTTTGGGCACAGCTGATACGCCATTAATTGGCGGCAAAGTAAAGTATGATATTCACAGAATGGTTGTTGTTGATGCAAGTTCTGTTACAGTATATAAACTGCGTTTCATATGGGGCACCGGAACAATGGCGGCGGCGATTGCGGCAAATCAGTTTTCGTGTTTCATGTTTAAATTCGATCCGGCTGGTCCACAACAATCGGCTGGCGTTCCAATTGATGTCATGATGCCACGATTAAATTCAGGCGTCGACAAAGTCTGGCTTCAGGCTTGGAACGAAACTGACAATGCGACTATTGATTTCTTTGTCGGATTACATGAATATCCAGGTTGAGAAAAAGGAAATGATAGGAAATAAACCGACAGGCGAACCGAAGATTGACGACATTGCTGTTAATGGAATGTACGGGACAAAACATTCTCTTGCATATAATGTTCATGTCATTGGCCGCCATTTACATTCATGGGAAAGATGGTTTGCAGAAGCCGCAGTTCCAAGCGGTGAACTCCATGTTGCCGATCGTATCAGTGATAATCAGACACCATTCACTGTTGATGCTGGCAACAATGCATGGGGATCGTGGGTTCAAATACTCGGTCCTGATGATCTTCCTGTCATTGAAGGACGTGTTAATTTCGACCTTCATGAAATGTTGATAACAAGATTCGAACGAAATGACACTATACATATGATGCAAGTTGCCATAGGCGAAACGGGCGCCGCGGCGATTGCCGCTGGTGATTATACTGAACTTGTTGTTAAGTCAAGCACAGCCGCGCCAGCTGAAGCCGAACCCGTCCGAATACAAACAAAGAGAAAAACAACAGAAACAAAAATGTGGTGTCGTGTATGGGCTGTCGGGCAAGTTTCCGGCGAAATTGATTTTTTCTATGGCTTA